GTTCAAGAAAACAATGCTGTATCCGAAGGTCAGGAAGAAAACGTTATTGATAGATTTATTGCTGACGGTGGTTTTGATCAGGCATTTAAGGATGTGTTTGGTTTACCGGAAGCGATAAAACAAAGTTTAAAAGAGGTAACTTAATGGCTCGATACACCATCACCGTTGAAGCCGAAAGACCGCCTCAAATTATGCTGGGTCAGACTATCGGTGGTGCAACGGTAAAGGAGCTTAAAGAGGTTGAAGTCGAACTGGTTTCAGCTTCTTATCTGGCTCAAAAATACAATCTGTCAGTGACCACGATTCGAGAAAAATTAGTTTCGATCAATCAAGGCACACAAGGCAAGGCGCTATACAATCCAAAGTTGGCCCATGACCTGCTGACAACCAAAGTTAAAGTAGGCAGACCGAGAGCTAATTAGCTCTCACTGTCGTTAAACATTTCTACCAAATCCTGAGCATCTGGATTGTAATAAGTATTCACCAGCATTGAGATAGTTTTGTGGCCTGTAATTTTGGCTAGCACTTCAACCGGTAATTTTCTCACCTTCACCATTCTAGTGATGGCTTCATGTCGTGAATCATGGAAGTTAATATGTGTAAGCCCTGCTCTTTTTTTTGCTCTCATCCATGTAGCACAGCATATCTGCTTATCAATGGGCAGAAGTTTATCTGTTCCTTTAGGTAATAAAGAAAGCAGTCTTTTGGCTTCACCAGATAAAGGCACGTTTCTGGATTCACCATTTTTTGTCATCGGTAAATGTACAAAGCCTTCTTTAATATCCTTCCTACGCATTGCCAGTATTTCACCCTGACGCATGGCAGTCTCCAGAGCAAAAAGGAATGCCCATGCTACATAGTGGCGTGACGTTTCTGGTGTTGTAGATCCATCCCAGCTTAACGCCTTTAGCAACAATTCTTGATCTTCTTCTGTAATACGCTGACTTCTGGATTTTTCCTTGCTCGGCATAGTGACCGCATGCCAGACGTTAGAATCAATCAAAAACAGTTCTTTCATGGCATAGGTAAACACGGCTGAATAAATGGCGTGTTCATTCCTGAGTGTTGCTATCTTCACTTCTTTTTTACGGTTATTTCGCCATTCTGCAATGTCAGCAGGCTTGAAATCATAAATAGACTTGTCAGCTAAATTTGGTGCAATCCGGTCAAGGTTTTTAATTTTAAAATTGATAGTCCGTGCAGATCGCATGTGACGACCATGCTCTTGATAGTATCTAGCACAAAGTTCCCTAAACGGATAATTCGGCTTTTCGCCTTGTTCTATTGCCTTTTTACCAGATCGAAGTTCAAGCAATTTATTATAGGCCCACTGTTCACACTCTTTTGCGGTGTCTCGGGTGGCTGAATATCTTTTCTTATCAAAAGTGACAATGATGCGCCAGCTGGACCCTCGCTGGATGGGTTTGGGTATTTTCATTTTATTGGTGCAGATTTGGTGCAGATTACTTTGCAT